TTACTCAAAACTCCTTGTCTCGGGGTTCCAAGTGACGGCTTGCATGTTGCGTCCGGCGGGGGTGGAGGGGTTGTTGGCGGCGGTCTTGGTATTTGGGGTTGCCTCGGAGGTGGATGGGGTTTCGAGGTCTTTGATTTCGGCTTGGACGCTGGTCGTGAATCCGCTGGGGCTGAGAGAGTGCGTGACGGTTTTTATCGTCCAGCTTTTGTTCATCGCGTCGGGGAATCCGCTCAATGTGATGAGTCCCTCGGCGATGATGTCGGGGCGTCCGCTCATGGAGAGGGTGATGGATTCGCTGCCGCGCTCGCTGGATTTGAGGAAGGATTTGGCGGCGTTTTTGGCGGCGGTTTCGTCGGGGTAGAGGTTAGGGGCTTCGTAATCGGCTCCGCTTCCTTCGCCGTCCAGTTTGAAGGAATTGGTTTCGCCTGTTTCGGGATCGTGCCAGCGGGTCGTGGCGCTGCCGTATTTGGTGCGCTGGCTGAATTGGGCGCTGTAGCTGGCGACTTCGCTCTTGGTGATGGTGGGACCGGGCAGGGCGGAGCCGGTGATGCTGGCTCCGGTGGAGCGGGGCATGAAGAGGAGTCGCCCGAAGGTGGGCTTCATTAGGGCCTCGTAGTCACGGGCGAGGCGCGTGAGGAGGTTCATGTTGCTCTCGTTGGTTTGGTCCAGGTGGGGAATCGTCACCGTGTAGTATTGGGGCGCGATGCCGGGGATGAGGCCGCATTCGGCGGCGATGTTCGTGACGAGCTGGCCAAGGGTGATGTTGTCGAAGCTGCGGGTCTTGCGGCTTTGGAATGGCGTGAAGCCACCCGCCGCTGCGAAGGGGGCGGCTTTGCCGGATAGGCTCATGCGCTCTGGGAATCCTGAGAGCGAAATTTGGTCGATTACGAATTGCCCCTTGTCCACGGTGTTGCCCTCGTAGCCGATTGCGATGCTCAGGATTTCGCCTTCGGACGGAATCGGGAGCTTCCCGTCGTGATTGGAGAGTTCGATGGAGACGGTATCGGCCTGTTCGGTCGAGTTGTCCGTGATCGTGAGGCTGGCGAGGCGTTGGGCGTAGGTTTTCGTGAGGTCGCCGCCTGTGCCGGTGATGCGGAAATCTGGCTTCATGGCCTACGAGAAAAGGCTGACCGTTTCCTTGGCTTTTGGCGCTTCGATGATTGGCAGGACGATGTGGATGCCGGCGGGGAGGTAGGGGCCTTGCTCTGCGAGGCGAAGCGAGCGGTTGACCTCAAGGACGGTCTCGACCTGCTGGCCGTATGTGCTCCCGTAATGCCGGTGGCAGATTTCATCCAGCATGTCGCCTTGCTTGGTTTTGTAGACATTCATTGCAGTGATCCCAAAAGCCCGGAGGCAGAGACATTGAACGGCCCGATTTTTAGCGTCACCTCGGCGTATTTTTTAAGGTTGATCTGGAAGTCAATTTTGCGGGGCTGGCCGTTTGACCAGAAAACCTCCTGCGCCTCGTTGATCGATTCGATCACCCAGAGTCCGAAATAATTCCCCGTGCCAGTGACGAGCGGCAGGGCGATGCCGAGAGAGGCTTGGACGCGCATTTGCGACATCTGGCCAAGTCCGCCTTTGTATTCGGGGAGGATCGTTCCTTGCAGGCTGATGGTTTCGGAGTCGTATCCGCAATACTGCATCAGTGGGGCTTGGCCGAATCGTTCGACCTCTTCCCATTTATAGGAGGATTGTCGCTCAAGCTGCTGGTATGCGGCAGTCGAAATGCTGAACCGGAAAGCGCCGAGCGCGAGCATGGTGTCGTTTGCCATTGGTTAGTCGTAGAGTGCGCCACCAGCAAGGGCGGCTTGGCGTCCATCGAGGCGAGCGAGCACGAGGTCGGCCAGCGTGCGCTCGTTCATGCCGGGGCTGGCGTTGATGGTGATGTTGATCGTGCGGTTGTCATTGCGCACGCTCCCGCCTGCGCGGTGGTTTGGGATGATCGACCCGGATGAGGAGGGCGAGAAGATTTCGGGGCCTCGCTCTCCGACGAGGTAGTTTTTCCCAGCGGACACGGGGCCACCGGATGCGCGGGCGCCGTCAATCGGTGCGGGGGCGTCGCCGCCGGTGAAGACGCCTTTGATTGAGCTTCCGAGGCCAACGAATTTTTCGCGCACCCATCCGAACCACGCGCCGATTTTGCCTGTGAGTCGGTCGAAGGCTCCGGCTATCGAGTCGTAGATGCCTCCGCTGAAAACCTTGGTTATGTTCCAAACCTCATAAAGTTTCGCTGAGTATGAGTCCCAGTTTTCGACGACATTTTTAATTCCAAGCGCGAGGAGTGTTAGACCGCCAATGATTGCCGCTCCGATGGCTATGGCTGGCAGCAACGGCGCGATTGCGGCCCATCCTGCGGTTGCCATGCCCCAGAGTGCGGTTGCTGCTCCTCCGATTGCCGGGATGATTCCCGTGGCTCCCGCAGCCATGCCCCAGAGGCCCGTTGTCAGTTTGATTACCGCAGGAACGGCGGTGATGAAAGAAGCGCCAAGCGATGCCACGGCGGCGATGGTTGGCAGGAAGGCAATCGTGGCAATGCCGGTCAGAATGGCTTTCACGCCTCCGACCGATTCGATGAATGGCCATGCGGCTTTGCCCATTTCGACCAGGCTTTTCGCCATGTCGCGGATCTGCCCGCCGATGATGGGGCCGTTGGTTTTGAGCCAACCGCCGAACTCTTGCGCCACGGCTTTGATGTTGGGGGCGTTTTCGCGGATGAATGAACCAAGCGAGGTCATCAGCTCGGTGAGCACGGGCAGGAGTTCGCGCCCGATGATGTTTTGTGAGCCTTGGAGGGCGAGGTTGAATTGGCCCATGGCCTCGTCGAACGCATCGCCCATGAGCATGTCGGAATCGCTGAGAAGATAGCCCGCATCCTTGGCGGCTTGGGCGTAGCCTTGCAACCCTTCCTTTCCGAGATTTAGGAGGTTCGGGATTTTGCGCCCTGCCTTTCCGAAAATCTCAGTGGCGATTTTCGCTTTGTTGACGCTGCCGGTGTATTTGCTGAACGCCTGCGAGATCGTGGCGAACTGCGATGCGGGGTCCATTTTTTGGAGCTTGCCGATGTTTAGACCAAGCTCGTTCAGTGCCTCTCCCGTCTTGTTGCCGTCTTCACCAGCATCCACAAGGCGGATGTTCATTTCAGAAAGTGCCTTGTCGGCCATCTCTGCGGAGGCTCCGACTTGGCTTGCGGCGTAGCGCACCGAGAGGAGGAAGTTTGCATCCGTTCCGAGGGTCGCCGCGCCTTCCGCTGCGGAGTCGGCAAAGTTGCCGAAGGCCGTTCCGAGCTTCCACACGCCCGCACTTGCTGCGGCGGCTGCTGCGCCGACGGCAACGAATCCGCCAGCGGTGCGTTTGAGAACGGTCTGAAAGTTGTCGCCGATGGGTTTGATCTTGCCCCACGAGTCCATCACTTTGCGGGTTGCATCTGCCTTGCGTTGGAGGGCGGCAAGCTCTTTTCCGAGGGTGACGGTATCCGCGCCGGATTCTTTCATCGCCGCACCGACTTCCTTCATGCGGGATTTCAGCTTCGACATCGAAGCGCCGAGAATCTTCGTGTTCCCGGTGACGGCGGCGAACGACGATTTCAGCGAGCCTGCCACGGCCCCGCCGATTTCGATTGTCGCTTTGAATTTTTTCTCGGTCGCCATGATTATTTAGGAAGTTTCGCGCACCAGTCCACAAGCTCCTCGGCGGTCATTGCGCTGATCTCTGCGAGGCTCCATCCGGTATGGCTGGCCAGTGCGAGAGTGCCGCGCATGGCGTCCTCCCGCGTCAGCCTAAAAAACCGGAGAATGCTTTCTGCAGCTTCTTGTAGTCGCCCAGATCGAGGTCGCGGATTTCGACCGGAGTCACCATGCAGAGGTTGGCGAAGGCGAGAATCTCTGTCTCTTGTTCACTCTGCCCTTTGCTTCCTTCTTCAGCCGCCAGCATGTCGCCGACTTTGGGCCTGCGAAGGGTGAGGCGTCGGCATTCGACGCCTTCGATTTTGATCGGGAAATCGAGTTCGATTTCGACGGTGGATTTTTTGCTCGCCATTTTTGCGCTGGATTAGATGCCGATTGCGTTGCGCTGGGCTGCGAGGCGGTCCACTCCGTTCACGATGCGAACCATGTTTGGAACATCGATGTCGTTGATGGTTCGACCCGCTTGAGTGTATTTGTAGCTGCGGAGGTCCATCGTGAAACTGATGGTAGATTTTTCTCCAGCCTTCCACGCGCCGGGTTCCATCGAGCGGATGGTTCCGTTCATGTAAACGACCACGGGCGTCACTGCGCCATCGAGGCTTTCCAGAGCGCCACGGGCCACGAGTGGCACGGTTTGCCCTTGGCCCATGCCCCAGAGGTTGAGGACATTTTCCTCGTAGCCTGAGAGGACGAAGGAGGCTTCAAGTTTCTCCTGTCCCATTTCGACGGCCACGGAGGCGTCCATACCACCAGCACGGAAGTCTTCGACCACGAGGCCGAGGGTCGGGAGTTGCAGCTCGTCGACGACGCCTGCGAAGCCGCGCCCGTCCACATAGAGGTTGTAGTTTTTGAGGATGTTCGATGCGGTTGCCATGGTCTTTTTTTAGTTGAGGATTTCTTTGAGGTATTCGTTGGTCAGTTCGCCTCGGAAGGTGATGTGCTCGGCTGGGTAAGGCGGTGTGAAATCGAAATTAAAAAACACCTTGCCGAGTTGGATGTTTGCCGGGGTGTTGAGGTCTGGGTCTGCCCAGCATTTGCCGCCGAGGATCGCGCCTTGGTTTTTGAGGCTGGCGAGGTAGGCGTTGACGGACTCCGTGACATCTTCGAGGTAGGTCTTCGAGATGAGGCGGTCCACTGCCCAGAGGTGGGCGCGTTGGAGCGAGTCGAAAATGAGGTCTGCTGTGCGGCGGACATTGACGAATTGGTATCTTGCATCGGTCGATCCGGTCTGGTTGCCCCAGAGGCGGAAGCCACCGCTGCGGATGAAAGTGGCGACATTGCCGAGGTTGAGCACATTGGCCAGTGAGGAGGTGTCACCGAGGACGAAATCAACGGCTTTGTCGATCTTCTCGATGCCGGAAACTTCGTTATTTGATGGAGACCACCAGAATCCAAGCTCGTTATCGATGCGGGCCATGACACCGGCGACATATGGCGCAGGGTCTTCGCCGCCGTTCACTGCTGGCCATACTCCATAGATGCGGTCGTTGCCGTTTGCGGTGACCCATGCAGAAGCTTCGGTGGCGGTGTCGATTGCGGCAACGCTTGAAACGAGTCCAGCGATAACAACCGCACGGAGAGCGGAGGCGACGGCTTTCACATCGTCAATCGTGGTGGTCTCATACGCGCCTTCGGCAACGATCAGGCGCGGCGTGACATTGAGTTCGGCCTGAGCTTTGCGGAGGGCGTGCACGCCAGTGAGCAGGCTGGAGCTTCCAGCGACATCCGCCGCAGTCGCGCAACGCACGACGACGACAACCGCGCCAGTCTGTTTGTAAATAGCCTCGATGGCTTTGCCGAGGAATGTGCTCGCGCCGAGCTTGGTCGAGACTCCCGTGGGAGAAGTGACGAGGACGGGCGTGTTCAGCGGGAAATCCGCGTGTGCTGTTCCTGTGCCGACGAGGCCGATCACAGAGGACGAAACGGTTTTGATCGGGCGTGGTCCGCCGGTGATTTCTTGGACTTCGACGCCGTGAAGGAAATTTGACATGGTGATTTAGTAGGTTGCGGTTGCGGGTGAAAGTGTGCGGGGATCGCGTGTTGGTGTCTTCTGCGGGGACTTCCTATGTTTTGATGCAGTAGAGGAGGGCGATGTTGCGCGGGCGGTTTTCGGTGCCGCCTTCAGCGGTAATTGTGTGGCTGTGGTTTCCAACGGTGCTAGTTTGCCCGTTTCCGTCAGGGTTACGCATAATGTTCTGCACAGCGCCGCCAGAGCTTCCGCCCTGCAAATTAAAGGTTGCGGAGTGGGAGTTGTAAGTATGGTTATGGCTACCGTCTTGAGAGGTTGATCCAGTATGGTTGTGACTCTTAAAATCGTCCGCCTGCTTCGCCCCAAAAGTCCCCGCCGCTGTGCCGTCCGAATTTGTCCCTTGGCCTCGCACGAAGTATCCGCGCAGGTCGGGGAGTGCAAAAGTTGTGCTCCCGTCTCCGACTCCGTAGAGCGTGCCGATTGCGGCAAAAAGTGCGGGGTATAATGTCCTTGAAACCGCCGCGCCATTTGCAGCGAGCCAGCCCGATGGCACGACATTCATGGCAAATGGCAGGACTGCGCCGGGAGGGACAAAGAGTGCGGCTGCGCTGGCGAGGCTTGCAGGCGTGACTGCACGGGCTGTGTCCGTTCCCGCCTGTGTCTCGGTGTTGTCGGCAAGCTCAACAATCCCTGCGCGTGATGTTGTAGCGGTGCGACTGGCGAGGCCTGCGGGTGTCACGGCCAGAGTTGTAATTGTTCCCGCCTGCGTCTCGGCGTTTGTTGCTAACTCAACAATGCCTGCCCGTGTGTCAGTCGCTGTGCGGCTTGCAAGCGATGCAGGCGTGACGGCGCGGGTTGTGTCCGTTCCTGTCTGCGTCTCGGCGTTGTCTGCAAGTTCGACGATGCCCGCCCGTGTGTCTGTGGCTGTGCGACTGGCAAGGCCTGCGGGGGTCACTGCGCGGGCTGTGTCGGTCCCGGTCTGTGTCTCGACGTTGCTGGCTAACAAAACTACACCAGCGCGACCTGTGGTTGCCGTGCGATCCACAAGCCGGGCAACGGTGAGCGCCTTGGTTGCATCCGGCGCGAGAGCTTGCGCTTCCGCTGTTGTTGCCAGCGCGATGACGCCTCGGCGCGTTTCTGTGGCTGTGACCTGCGCGAGCTTGAGCGGCGTGATGATTTTGGTGTCAACCGTTCCCGCCTGCGCTTCGGCTGTTGTGGCGATGGCGAGCACGCCGAGGCGGGTTTCGTTTGCCTGCGCGTAGGAAAACCCTGCGTCTCCGACGACAACCGTTCCGGGCGGCACATTGGTCATCACGAAATCGAGCGCGAAGAGTGCGCTGGCCGTGCTGCCTTTGGTGAGGATCACGCCTGTCTGCGAGTAGATGGCGAAGAGGACGCCGTTGTTCGTGTAGAGGCCGATTTCTTTGACCGAGTAGCTGTCTGCGGAATCGTCCTGCGCCGTCATGTGGATCGTTCCCGGAACTGGCACGCTGCTTCCGCTTGGATCGAGGCGTTTGATCTCGGTTTGCAGTGCAGTGCGGCTGGCTGTGGGCGTGTAGCCTGCACTGCCGATGGCGATCTTTGTAAGGGTGACAGGGCCGATGGCCCCACCCACTTGGGCGATGGCGGCGCGGCCTGCGTCGGTGATGATGAATTGAAGTGCCATGATGGGTTAGTAGGTGGCTGCGCAGTCGAGCCGGTTGAATGTGGAGGGGCGGCAGATGCCGACGATGTTCACGCTGCCGACGAAGGATTCGAGGGCTGAGAGGGTGAACGAACTTCGGACGGGTTTGAC